TCGTCCTCGTCGCCCTCAGCCTCATCGGCCTCCGGCTCCTCCTCAGCGTGCTCGACGTCATCCGTCTCCTCCGCGTCGAAGTCCTCATCCTCGTCCTCAAAGTCATCGCCGTGAGAAACGAAGTCCAGCTGCTCATCCGTGTAGATGACAGCCTCGATCTCATCGCCGTTGTCGCCATGCTCGATGGAGACCTGGTCGATGAGGGCGCCGGGGTTGGCGCCACGGAGCACCAGGCTCACCTCGACGAGCTCACCGTGGACAACGTCGTTGCCCCGAGCCCGAACATGGGTGGCATAGATGCTCATCGCCTTGATGTCGCCGTTCTTGACCATCTCTCGAGCGGTCCGGCCACGATCGGTGTTGTTGAGGTGGGCGTAGGCGTAGACGCCGTCCTCACGAACCTCAAGGTCGGCATGCCCGAGGACGTTCTCGACGTCGCCGTGCTTGTGCTGCCAGACCAGAGGTACAGTCTTCCCGTCGTACGCCGCGAAAGCCCCGTGTCGGATTACCTTGTTATCCGAGCACCGAACATCGTTCTTCGTGGCGTAGCCAGAGAAATCGCACTTAACTGCCATTTTGACTACTCTCCATCAGTTCGGAAATTGGTACCTCCGATGCAGGGACTTCGTCGACCGGCTCCTCGCCAGGCGGCTGTTCCTCGCCCATCGGATTGATGTTGGAGTTCACCAACTGGTTTGCCGTCTCGTCTTCGGACTGGGCCCAGCCGAACTTCGGTCGAAGCTCATTGGCGGTACCGATCTCATTACGCTTGACGGAGTCGACCAGCTTGGACATCTCCTCCAGCGGGACGTTGAGGAACGGATCCTCGATCGCCATGATCCGCTGACGCTGCGTTCGGGCAGTCTTCGTGAGGAAAGTCCTGGTGATGGCATCCGTGATCGCCTTCAGAACTGGACGAACCGTTCGGTTCTGGTAGTTCAGCATCTGACGAGCATCGGCCTTACCGGTGAAGACATCCTCGGTCATTCCGAGCTGGTTGTACAGCTGGGTGGTGAGCCACTGAATCTGGCTCATGAGGTTATTCTCGGAAGGTCGGTTCAGCTGAGTGATTCGCTCTGCACCATCGGTGTAAGCGATACCGTACTGCGACCCAGCGAGCTGTTCCTCAATCGCCTTTCGTCGTGCCTCAGCCTGCTGCTTCTTCAGCTCAGTCTTGACGACGTACGGAAGCTGAATAATGATGTCCAGCTTACCAGATCCGGACTGCTTATCGATGGCATCCAACAGGTGGAGCTTCTGTGTCAGTCGCTGCAGCGTCGAGTTCGGAGCATTCATCACGCTATACAGAGGATTCTGTACAACCGCAACGAACTCCTTCTCGAGAGTCAGCTGTTCTCGCTGTCCAGTCTGGTCGTTGTAGACCTCAACTCGAACGTGGCGAGGATACCAGTTCAGAATTGTACCGACTCGCATAGACTTGATGTCATAGCCCTGAGTCAAATCTGGACTGACATCTGTATCTACTGGAACGATCGCTACAGCGCCCTCTTCGAAGAGCGTAAGTACCAAATCCTGGAAGAACCCCTGGCCAGTCTGGTCAATGTTGGCACTCAGAGACAGGCAGTCATCAAGGTAGCTACGGTAGTAGCTCTTGAGGTTGCCATTATCATCAGTCTTGACATGCCGAATGGGAACATTCGATACATCAATAGCAATCTGGTTATAGATGCTCGTGACGATTGTCTGGTCGCCGACGACAGGACGGTAATTCAGGTTCGGGTTACCGAATGTCCACGAACCATACTCCGGTGTGAAGTTCTTCTTGTCCGGGGATTTTGAAAACGCATTCCATGCGTGAGCTAGTCGATCACTAAGACCCATTTCACCTCCTCGCTCATTCGAATGCCTCCTTGTTGATCTTGTATGCCACGAAGGCATCCATCAGAGCAGCCACTGAGTCGATCTTCTCTTCCGAGCGTTTCTTCAGTAGCTTCCGGTTTCCGTTGGTATCCTCGAGAGTGACGCAGTTACCCATTGTGAATGACATGAGTTCCTGGTCGAAGATGAGTAGGCGTTCCGAGGCCAGTTTCTTCAGTTCCCCAAGGGGGACCGATTCGGTTCTAGCACCCTGGATTACCTTCTCGATACCGTACGGTCCGTTCTCCTGTTCCCACCGGGTTACGAACTCCTTGGCATTGTATGGGTCAAACCCAAACGCCGAGACATCGTACTTCTGTTCGTCGATGTACTGGTCTAGATCTTCATAGACCTCCATCATGTCCAAGACGGTACCCTCCATGACTCGAAGGCTTCCTTCTTGGATGAACTCGTCATACTTCTGACGCAAAGCACCAGGCAACTTCATGAGCGTCAGCTCAGAGATGTATGCCAGTGTCTTTACACCGAAAGCCTGATTCCTAAGTGGAAATAGGAAGGTGAACGCACAGAAGTCATCACCCTGAGACAAGTCGGCGCCCATAGCGCACTGCATGTTCCAGAATGTGTTCTTCCTGTGCGGGATTGTCTCCTCGTAGGTGAAGAAGTAGGTGTATCCCTCCATGGGGATTCCGAACCTCTTGGCGAGGATGTCATTTCGAGCGGCAGGGGCTTGTTCCATACGCTCGACGTCCTGCTGGTACCGATCATAAGAGACAGTGATGCCGATGTTCGGCTGGGCTTTCACCCACATAGCAGGATCTGCCACTTCCTTGATGTCGTCAAGTCGGTAGTAGAAAATTGAGATGTGAGGGGCGATGTATTCACCCTTCAGTATTTTGAGCAACTCCATCTTCATGGTGTCACCCACCGCATTGCGGATGGTTCCTTCGGATGAGACGGCCAGAATGACCGGGTCATCGATCTTCGAGGCACCCTGTTCCAGCGCACCGACGACGTCCTCACGGATGTCTCCGGAAAGCCACTCATCCACTGTACAAACCTTGGGTCGAAGACCCTGAAGCTTGTCGATGGACATGGGTCGAACCTCAAGGAGGGATCCAGTGAGGAAGTTCTCCACACCCTTCTTCGTAGCAACCAGCTTCTGGCGGTTAGCCCTCGCACCAGTTGTATTTTGAATGGATCCCTCAGTCAGGAACTTATACAGCGGACCTCGGGCACGGGTGATTGCGGTCCTGAATGGACCCATCACCTCTTCAGCCTGCTTCATGGTCGGAGCCGTAGCGATCTGATGTGTCGTAGTAGTGTCGATGACCATGAAATAATTCTGGATCAGCGACATATACATCGACTTCGCCGCTCCACGAGCAACGATCAGATACTGCTTGATTGTTAGGCGCTTCTTTACTGTTTTGGTCTCATAGCGACCGCCGACTCCGTCCTCATACGGAACGAAGACCTGACGATCCTCGAAGTAGTACCAGCCAAGGAGCTGTTCGGCCCAGAGCTTGAAGCTGTCGAGCAAATGGAGGTCGGCTCCGTCGGACAGCGTGAGCTCGTTCTCGCAGTAAGCAATAAAGCCCTCTACAGCTTTGTCGTCGTAGTAGTATTCCGGGTTGGCGATCAGAGCATCAATGCGATTCATCTCGCATGAGATCTCTTCGCATACTGGAATCTCTCCACGGATGACAGCATCTCGAAACTGTCCGTAGTATTTTGGTACTGCGGTGTTTGAGAGCATTACTTAGCGGTGCTCCCTGGGTTGCGGGGATACCGCTTCTTCTTGGGCGAGGGCTTTGTCTGCTTGTACGACTTAGGCTTCTCGATCTGCTTCGGAGTCTTACTCTTTGGAAGAGCCGGACCCTTGACCTTAGTAGGTCCGCCAGTCGACCGATACTCAGCCTTAGCCTCTTCTGCGACAACGGAGGCAGCCTCAGCGGCTTCCTTGGCCTTCTCTGCCGCCTTCTTAAGGGTCTCGGCCGTGGACTTACCAGTCTTGCCGGGATCGAAAGACTTATCAAAGGCGGTCTTCATAGCCTTGGTTGCTGCGTACGTTCCGGCCTTGGTCAGGGAGTTCTCGAGGATCGACCGAGTGACCTCACGACCTCGAACCAGGTGGCGATCGGCCTTGAGCTCCCGATAGCGTTTCTCTTGCTCCAGCCGCTTAATTCGGGACTGAAGCTCGGAGTCGCTGATCTTCTTGTATCCGCGATTTGCGAACTTCTTTCGAGCCTTAGCTTCTTTCTTTGCCTGGATCTTTCCGGCGACTCGCTGGTCATGGGCCTGCTTAGCCTTCTGTACCTTAGCCGCTCCAGTTCGGGCGGTCTTGATAGTTGTCTTTGTGGCATTGGCGGTGAATCGCCCGCTCTTCTGGATAGCCTTGATGGTGGCCTTCCGACCAGCGCTAGCCTTCTTGCGGATGACGCCCCATTTCTGGCCTTTTACACCGTGGTGAATGAGGTCTTCTACCTCTGCTTCCCCTCGGTCTGATAGATCAGTCGCCATGCTGCCTCCTCGATCAGCTTCTGGTATGCCGATACCAAGAAGGAGTTCCCCGGTGGGTCGAAGAACAGCTTAACCTTCATGGCGATGTAAGACTTGATTGCAGCCTCGTCATCGATCTGGTCGAAGACAGTCCAGGCTGTATCTTTCTCAATCGGGGTGTCGCATTTTGGCCCCAATTGTGCGAGATCCATCCGTGCAGTGTTGATGTGCATGAGGATCTGGTCGTCGAAGACATCATAACCCGGCATGATGCCGATTGCCTTCTTGGTATCTTCAAGAATGGTTCCCATTAGATCCTCCAGGGAGCTTGATCATTCGGTCGACGCTCAACAACTCGTGGTGTCAACCTCGATCGGTCTCCGAAGTGTATCGCGTTGTGGGTATTCTTGGTTGTGGTAATTAGAAACTCTGGCTCGAGGATGTCTGGATTGAATTCCTCGAGATCTTTGGGCTGAATCGGATTCATGTGGTGGATTAGCGGCATGTATCTGATGTCGAGTCCCTCGATCCCGAGGTCACAGGCTTCATCTCGAGCCAGAACAAAGTTCCTGACCTTCTTCCACTCCGTCGAGGTGTAGAATCTTTGGTTCAGGTAACGATCGAAGCCAAACGTGGCTGTACCGACTTGCCCGGTGAGAGCCAGGTAGTCAAACCGCTCCTCAAAGGTCTCGAGGCGCGCCAGTTCAGTATACGTTCGTAACATCTCCCGCTCCAGAGTATGTACGGAAGGCTTCGATGGCTTCTTTGGCAATCTTCTCGGCTTGCTCAGCGCTGACTAGCGCCGTCTTCTTCGCCTCGAGGAGTGCTGTTTCGTTCCTCAACTTCTCTACCTCCAGCTGTTCTCTTGTGGAGGCGAGCTTGAGGTAGTGGTTCACCGTGGTTGCCGGTGCTGTACCCTCTCGAAGCTGCTTCTCAGCGAGCTCAAGCGCGAGATTGATCATCTGCGCCTCTCGTTGCTCTACAGTTCGAGCGGGTTTAGAGGGTGTTGCGGCCCTTTTACCCATAGTTGCTCCTTAGATAGAGGGCGTTTGGGGCCAATTGAGGGCTAGATTCTAGGGCCCGTTGTGAGCGAGACCAGCAGGAAGAAAGGAGCACACGAGAAACTTCCTGTGGGCCCTAGAACCTAGTCCCCAATTGGCTTTCCAAATATCCCTCCGGGGAAAATATGGAG